ACCGCCATCATGAAGTTCACCGATGAGGAAGGCATGCCCCTGCGGCTGAAACCGGACACGCTGGAGGTCCCTCCAGCCCTGGAGGCCACGGCCAAGAAGCTGCTGGAAGCCGATAAGCTGGATGACAACAGCCCCAACCCCTACAAGGGCACGGCCGAGCTGGAAGTGAATCCGGGCCTCACCAGTGACACCGCCTGGTTCCTACACGTCACACGCAAGCCGGTAAAGCCGTTCATCGTGCAGATGCGCAAGCGCCCGGTCTTCGTCAAGCAGACAAGCGAAGAGAACGACGACGTGTTCAACAAGCGCGAGTTCAAGTTCGGTGCCGAGGCCCGCGCCACCGGCGTGTACGGGTTCTGGCAGACCAGCTTCGGCTCCACCGGCGCCGGCTGATCGGGTGCCTCTATAGCTGAGTAAAGGACTGCTCACCCCCTGCCCAGGGGGTGAGTAATAACCACCGAACAGGATCACCGTCATGACCGAAGAGCAGAAAACCGAGGGCCCGAAGAGCGACGCCAAGGCCACCCCGGAACCGGCGCCCAAGAAGAAGCAGGCCAAGAAAAAGGCGGCTAAGCCGGCGAAAACCCAGGCACCGATTGAAAAAGTCGAAGAGCCAAAGGAGACCGCCCAGACAGTCATTCAACCCGGCGCACCTGACACCGCTGTGAAGGTAGAGGTCTGCCTGGTCACCGTCAAACAGGACGGCTTCCGCCGCGCCGGCCGCGCCTGGACCGGCACCACCGTGGTGGATCTGGATGAGCTGACCGAAGAGCAACTCACCCAGCTGATGGACGACGACATGTTCGACGTGCAGTTCGGGACCACGGACACCCAGGAATAGCCGTTTGCCAACCAGGAGCAGTGTCGCCACGGAAGGCCCTATTAACATGAGACGCCCTAACTGATGAGCTACTGCACCAAACAGAACCTAATCGACCGCTACGGCGAAACCGAGCTGATCCAGCTCACCGACCGCAGCGCCCTGGGCGCCATCGACGACACCGTAATCGACCGCGCCATCGCTGACGCCGACGGCGAGATCGACGGCTACCTGGCCGGCCGCTACAGCGCCCCGATCAGCCCGATCCCCAAAAGCCTGGTGCGCATCGCCTGTCATCTGACCCGTTACTACCTGTACGACGACCAGGCACCGGAGCAGATCACCAAGCGCTACGACGACGCGGTGAAGTTTCTGCGCGGCGTGGCCTCCGGACAGATCAGCATCGGCGTTGATGCGGCGGGCGCCAAGCCCACAAGCCAGAACACCGCCACCATCGAGAGCGGTGGCAATGTGTTTAACCGCAATGACAACAGCTTTATATAAGGCGCCCTGATGCTCCGAGCCGAACCCCTAATCGTCGCCCGCCTGGTAGCCAAGCTACCCAGCACGGTGCAGGTACTGACCGCGCCGGACCTGGCCGGTGTCGCCGAGGGGCAGCAGGTCACCCCGGCGGTGCACGTGGTCTATGGTGGCTACCGCATCACCCAGGATCAGGCCGACGGCCAGCGGGTCGAGCTGGAGCAGACCTGGCACACGGTGGTGGTGGTGCGCAATGTGCGCGGCATCCGCAGTGGCCAGGCGAACCGCGAGGAGGCCGGCCCGCTGCTGACCACCGTGTTCCGCGCGCTCACCGGCCACCGGCTGGCGACCGATATGCGCGCCCTGCACCCAGCTCCACCGCCCCGGCCGGGGTACAGCAAAGGCTACGGCTACTACCCATTAACCTGGACACAAAAACTGCAACTGAGAGGAGAGCAATGATGGCACCGAAAGACCAAACCAAACCGAGCGTGGTAGCGGTAACGCTGCTGCGCGATCACACCCACAAGGGCGAGCCGCATAAAAAGGATGCGGTGATCCACGTCGCGCCCGTAGTGGCGAAGTGGCTGGTACAACAGGGCGTCGGCCAGGCCGACCTCCCCAACGAGGGCAAATAAATGGAAATCACGGATTACAGCTACATCGGCGTCGGCCCCATTTTCATGCGCGACCGCAACGGCTCGGGAGGCCTGGTGCCCGTGGGCGAGGTATCCAGCGCCAATTTCTCCGTTGAGGAAGAGGTCAAGGAATTGCCGGACCACACCGCCGCCGGCGGTGGCACACGCAACGAGGTGCGCCGGGTCAAGAGCGTCAACGTGAAGCTGATGCTGCACGACCTGAGTCCGGCGAATCTCTCGATGGTCCTGTACGGTGACACCACCACCCTGGCCGCCGGCAGTGTCACCGAAGAGACGGTGACCGTCGCCGTCGGCACCCTAGTGCCGTTGGCCAACATCGCCGCCAGCGCCGTTGTGGTGACCGACGTCACCGACACCACCACCTACACCCCCGGCACCGATTACGAGGTGCGGGGGGCCGGCCTCTGGATACCCGCCGATAGCACCATCCCCGCCGGAACGGCGCATGTCGCCTACAGCCACCCCGGCCAGGATGTGATCGAGGCATTCACTCAGGCGGCCAGCGAGTACGAGATGGTACTCGACGGCCTGAACGAGGCGCGCAGCGGCAAGGCCAACGTCCTGCGGGCGCATCGCATCCGCTTCGGCGCCGCCGCCAGCGTGGACTGGATCGGCGACGACTTTGCCGGGCTGGAGATCGCCGGCAAGCTGCTGGCCGACACCACCCAGGGTGCCGGCAAGAGCCGGTTCTACAAAGCGACCATTGTGCAGTAATGGACGCGGCGCTCCCCGCCGCCGGTCTGCATTAACAACCGCAATCGGGGGCTGTGAGGCCCTCGATTTTTTGGCCAGGGATGGCCTTATGCCGTGGAGGCCAGGGATGGCCGGGAGCGGCTTTGGATGTCCTTGAATAGGCAATTATTGTGGATCTCAACCTCGCATTAAAAATCGCCATAGCTCAGACCGGGCTGGATAACGTCAGCTCGCTGGTCGATGAGCTGAAAAAGGCGGGCGTCGAGACCGACAAATTTGAGCAGGAGGCGGCCAGCCTCGGCGCCGAACTGAAAAAAGTGGGTAGCGATAGCGGTATGATTACCGCGTTTCGCAAACTCAAAACCGAGACGCAAGCCGCCGAGCAGGCAATGGCCGCCGCCAAGGACAAAACGGCGTCGCTGGGGCGCGAGCTGAAGGCAACGGAGGCCCCAACCAAAAAACAGCAGGCCGCGTTTGACCGGTCGCGCAAGGCCGCCCGGGCTGCCGCCCAAGCCTACGAGACGAACCGCCTGTCGCTGCAGAACATGCGCTCGCAGATGCAGCAGGCCGGCATAGCCACCACCAACCTGGCCGAACACCAGGTACGGCTGCGCCAGACGCAGGAAGATCTGACCCGGCGCGGTCAGGCCCTGGCAAAATCAATTAAGACCGCCGCGTGGGAGGCCAGGGGCAGCGCTGCAGCACTGGACAGTAACGCCGCCGCCGCAGGGCGCGCCGCAAAATCGTGGGGCACGTTACGCACCGCCGCCGCCGCGGCGGGTGGATTTATCGCGGCAAAGGTCGGCATTAGCACCGTCATCAGCCTGCTGCGCAATCTGCGCCGGAGCATCCTGGCCGTTTCCGAGACCGGTGGTCGGTTTGAGATGCTGCGGGCCCAGATGGACACGCTGTTCAAATCGTCGGAAAAAGGCGCAGCGGCGGTCGAATGGATTCGCAAGTTTACGGCAGACACACCGTTCCAACTCGATGCGGTCTCAAAATCATTTGCGAATCTGAAGGCGTTCGGGATCGACCCGATGGACGGATCATTCCGCTCTATCGCTGATCAGGCCGCGACGTTGGGCGGTACGACGGAGAAGCTCGAGGGCATCGTCCGGGCCCTGGGTCAGGCGTGGAGCAAACAGAAGCTGCAGGGCGAAGAGGCGCTGCAGCTGATTGAGCGTGGGGTGCCGGTCTGGGATCTGCTGTCCAAGGCCACCGGCCGGACCTCCGTTGAATTGCAGGAGATGTCATCCAAAGGGCTATTGGGCCGCGACGCCATCCGCGCCCTGATGGACGAGATGGGCCGGCAGAACATCGGCGCCGCCGAACGCGCCATGAAAACTCTCAACGGCCAGGTGTCAAATTTCAAGGACAACTGGACCAGTTTTCTGAACCTGATAGCCGATCAGGGTGCGCTGGCCTACTTTAAATCCGAACTCGAATCGCTCAATCAGAAATTTGCCGAATGGGCAAAAAACGGCGAACTCAAAAAATGGGCGCGGGAAGCGGCGGAAACCATCATCAGCCTGGGCGGGGCCATCCGGTCGACAATTGAGACCGTCGCATCGATGTCCGGCGCGTTCAAATTCGCCGGCAACGCGATCGCGTTTTTCTGGAACTCGATACAGATCACGATCAAGGGCATCGGCTCACTGTTCCTTGACACGGCCGCGCTGATCACACAAGGCCTGTCAAAAATCACCTTCGGCGACCTCTCGAAACAGTATGAAGCCGAGGCCAAAAAACTCAGTGCCACCGCCGCCGGCCTGCGCGACGGCATCATCACTGATGCCCGCGAGGCCCGTGCTGCCCTGTTGGGCATGGGCGAGGCGGCCGGCCTGGTCAGCGAGAAGGTTGTCGCCAGTCAGACTGAAGTCGCGGAGTCCACGACCAAAACCACCGCCGCCCTCACCGAAACCGAACAGGCCGCCCAGGCCGCCGCCGAAAAGACCCAGGCCCTGGCCGATGCCTACAAAGAGCTGGGCATCGAGACCGAGCAGGCCCTCCGCCAAACAGGCCAGGCGACCGTGGCGGCGTTCCGCCAGATCGTCGAGAGCGGCGCCAGCGGCGTGACCATGCTCACCGCGTTTGACGCGGCGCTGAAAAAGGCGGCCGACGCGCAGACCATCAACGCCCTGAAGGTCGCCCTGTTCGATGCGTTCGACACCGGAAAGATCGGCATCGATGCCTACCTGAAACGCATGGACGAGGTGGATAAGCGCCTCATCGCCATCGGCGAGACGGTACAGAGCAGTGAGGAGGCATTTAATCATTTCGGCCTGACCAGTGCCGAGGCGCTGCAAAAGGTCGCCGACAAGTCCCGCGAGATGTTCGATGCGCTGGGCCAGTCCGGACAGGCTACGACAGAGCAGCTGCAGGCTGCGTTTTTGAAATATGCAGAGGACGCCATCCGGGCCAATGACGGCGTCATAGACAAACAGTTGAAGGCCAAGGCCGGCGCATTAGGATTGACCACGGAGATCCGGATCCTGGCGGAGCAGTACAAGCAAACCGGTGCATTCGGCAGGGAGGCGTTTCGTATCGCAGCCCACGAGGCCCGGGCGCTGCGCGATGCCATCAACGAGATCAATCAGGCCACCACCCGTTCAGAGTTGGCCGATATGGCCAACGAGGCGGCGCGGCGCTGGCGTGAGGGCAAGATCAGCGCCAAGGAATATAGCGACATCATCGACGAGATCAACCGCCGCCGGCGTGAACTGATTAAGTTGACCGAGGAGCAGGTGGCCGCCGAGCAAAAGGCGACCAAGGCCGCCGGTGAAACAGCGGATCAGGTTGAGCGCCAGGCCAGAGGCAAGGCCAGATCCAGCAGTGGGGAAAAGTCAGGTGGTGATGGTGGACCGAAAACCTACACGCAACAGGAAGTCGCCTGGGTCGGTGGCGCCAAGGATCTCATCCGCCGCGACCTCGCCGCCGCAGGGATTGGCGGCGAGATAGTAGCTCAGACCCTGGCCCAGTTTGACAAGGAGATCAAAGACCCATCCAATCTGCGTGGACTCAATGGCCTAAATGGCTATAAAAAATACTATGACTTTCTGCTGGATCGCGCTAACACGGCCATCCGTAACGCGACAGCCGCCGCGCGCCGGGAGCAGCGACAAGAGCAGGCCACCCGCGCCAACTCTGCGTCCGAGCCCCGCCCCCCGGGCGCCCCCGGCCCGACCCGCCCCGGGGGGTGCGGGGGCGCCG